CTACATCAGCTGACAGTGCATCGCTACTTCCGTAGTAGTCCTTCCAATCACTTTCAACAGTGTATCTACGTTTATTAACTTTGCCTTTAAGTGGCTTTCGGCTGCGTTTAAATTGTGCAAGTTTCTTGCCGATGTATCTTCGATTGTTTGTAGTGTTTGTAATCAAATATACAAACCCAATTGTGCCCTCTGGGATGTCTACTACTTCGGTGTCTTTGTAATACCATGTCATAGTAATAATTATAGTGCTACTTCTCTGCGCCACTGATTTTTAAAATTGCTTGTATCGGTTCCACTGATTGTTGAGCAAGAGAGTTTACAAACAGGATGCGGATTATCTGTAGCCCATGTGTGCTCAACTTCACTGATATCTTCGATATGCTTTGTTTTCAGACCACCTAGCCAACAACATGGATACTGTTTTCCTTGCGCATCAATATAGGCACTTTTTTCAGCAAGTACATAGCAATTAATTGGCCCAGTGTGTACAACTGGTTCTTCGTACCCTAATGGTTGCTGCAATCCTGATATGTATTCTCGCTTAGAAACTTTAGCACGAAACCAAGTAAATCCCATTTCTTTTGCTAATTTTTCACATTCATCAACTTGATGTTGATTGTGGCGGTATACTAGCATATCCCAGTGGGCAGATCCTCCAGCTGCGATAAATGCTTTAGTGTTGCTCATTAACTTTTTCCAGTTTACGTTAACACGATATATAGAATTAGTATCTTCTAAACCGTCAATGCTAAAAACCACATAGTCTTGTGGTTGATTCAACAGTTGAGCTAGCTCGTGCCACCAAAAAGTTGTTTGCAATGCACCGTTTGTGTTTATACCCAATGTTATAGTTGGATTAATTTTTCGAAAGTATCTAAAAATATCTAGTGTATATTTTCCAGCGGCTGGGTCACCATAAACTCCACATATAAACACTTTATCAAGCTTTGCAATAGCATCATCATTGTAATGTTTTAATATTTGATCAACTGTTAGATGATTTTTATTGCTCTTGTTAAATAATGGATCTCGTTCACGGGCACACAATGGGCACGCCGCCTGACAGACATCTGTGCTTTCTAAATGTAAAACTTTTATATCACGCAATTTCGGTGCCTCGTTTAGTTAATTTAAGTTTATCAATTATTAATTGGGCATAAAGTTTATTGCTTTCTATTCCTGGGTGGTAGTCGTCAAAATTTGAATCAAATGCTAATACCCGCAATGAACTATAAAGGTTAATCCAGTCGTTCTCACAGATGCCACCTGCGTCTCGGTAATGCTGATGTGCTAATTTATAAAGTGCAAATATATCTTGATCATCTCTAGCATCAATATTTAAAATTTCTTTTTTTGTAAAATTAGTATACTGCTCTGGTTTAACATTATGTAATTCTATAAAATAATTTTCGTCCCATGGGCATTGCCCGTTGATAAAAAATACATTGTTTATATTCAATTTTTTTGACAATTGTTTGATAATGTTAGAATAGTTAACAACTTGTAATATTTCCCAGTGTAAATGCTTCATTGTTCTGAGTCGATTTACTATATCATTAATGTAGCTTTTTGGCCAAGTAGTGTTGTTACTTAGGTTTATATCATTAGCAGCGCCGCCGCCGGTGATGACCCTAGTGGACCACAATTCAAAGCCTGTATTGAAATTATATCTAGACATAGTTGTCCATTGACAAAATAGTGTATCAATATTGTTACCATTCTCTGCTAGGTATTTGATTGTGTCTTCAAATATTTCGCTATTACTGCAACCACTTACACTAATATTTACTTGCTCCATATTTCTATATTTCGAAGAAGATTGTTGAACAAGATTTGTCCAAAGATACGGCGAATCTTTAACCATCTGCGGAAGATCGAGTTGGTTAAACCCAACTCCTGCAGTCAATGAATCTCCTGAAAACACTACATTTTTCAAGTTTTTACCTTTCACGCAATTTCAACATCAGTGCTATAGCTAGTAAATCCGTTTTCTTTTACTACTTTTAACAAGTTATTTACCCTTCCAGCTAGTTCATCCTTGTGCGATACAAGCCAAATACTTTTGTTGCGCTCCCGTGCCATCTTTTTAAGTAGTGCTAAACTTGCTTCAACTCCTGATGTGTCCATGCCTGAATCAACTAACTCGTCAATGAACAACAAGTTAATCGAGCCATACAGGCTTTCCCAAACATCACGAAACGCCCAGCTCATGCTGAGTATAAGCCTATTGCGCTCGCCACGTGACAAGTTATCAAAGTCCAAGTCTCTACCCAGCTCTTGAATCTCCACTGTGAGATCGTTTTGAAATATAACAGTGTGTGGCAAACCTATCCGATCTAAGTAATGTGTTAATCTAGAATTTAGATAAGAAAGGTTTTGGTCAATAATGCGTTTTCTAACAAAACTATCTTTGTTTGTTAGCAACTTTAACAGGAAGTCTTGATGTTCTTGCAATCGTGTTAAGTCGTTTACTTTGTCGTAACTAATTTCTTGCAACGCCGAAGTTTCCATATCGGCGATTTGCTCAACATAAGGATCGGTTTCGTCCTTCTTGTTTTCTAGTTGTGTTTCAAGGGAGCTTAGTGTTGATTTGTGATTGTGAGCATCAGTTAAGTTGTCGTAAAATGTCTTGGGCTTTGCAGGAACATCTTTCTTCTCGATTAAAAGTGTAGCAATGCCTTGCTCTAATTCTGTTAGGAAGCTGGCTGCATCCTGGTGCTCTTTTTTTGCATCAATCATTTGTTGTTTGTGTGTTTCGAGGTGATCAACACTTTGTCCACATGCACTACAGGTACCATCTTCGATACTGTCAATTGACTTTTTAGTTCTTTTGAAATCTCTATCAGCTCGGCTAACTTGTGCCTGTAGCGCAGCAATGTCTTTTTGTAATTGTGATTGTTCATTGTCGACTACAGTCCAGTTAACTAACTGTTCGTGTGCTTCAAGTTCAGATTCGATATTAACATGTGCCAAGTCACTAATAGCACGTTCGATGTTGACGATTTCTTCTTTGTTTTTATTCAACCAAAGAGTTTGTCTACGTTTAAGTGCGTCAACTTGCTCGCTAATTTTTTCATTAGCATTTTGTAATGCCCGAATTGACATTTCTTCTTCTTTGATTAAATCTTTGGTGTTTTTGCTTAGTTCTTTGATTTTATCGGCACGTTCACTAAGCAATGTGATACCCAGTAGTTGCTCGATTATCTCACGTTGATCGTTTGTTTTGAGACTCAAAAACGGTTCGGTGTAAGTGTTTAGTGCTACCAAGTGTTTGAACATGGTGTGACTCATATTCAAAAGTTTGTTGATAGCACCTTGTGTTTCTCTACTATCGCCTTGTGCATTATCATCAGCTTCTTGTTCGCTGTTGTTGATATAAAACTTCAACACATTAGGACTACGACCACGTTCGATTCTATAGCACTTCTCCCCTATACAAAAGTCTAAACTGACCAACATACCTTTGCTGTTAGTCTTGTTGATTAGATTGTTGCGTTTGATATTAGTAAGTGCTTGACCGTACAATGCATAGCTAAGTGCATTAATGATAGTAGTTTTACCAGTACCATTTCTGCTGCCATCGCCGCCAAGGTCAAGGTTCTCACCTAAAACTAGTGTGAGATCTTGGCGATCAAAGTTGATCGCTTGTGTAGAGTTACCTACACTCATAAAGTTCTTAACAGTAAGGTCTTTGAGTTGAATCATAGTGTTTGGCTATACTCTTCTAATGTTTTTGCAATTTCTGGATCTTGCTTTGTTAAATAGTATTGTACATAATCAAAGCAGATTAAGCGACCATTTAGGTTTAAAAACTTGATAATTTTATCATAAGATTTCAAATAGTGTTCTCTAGTAAACAGTGCACCAAACGGTATTTCAAGAACACGAGGAGAATTGATTGTAGTATCAGTAACTGGTGTTAGTTGAGGTTTTTCATTAGTGATACCTGTTACTTTTTTTTCTGCAAATGATGAAATGATGTTAGTTGCAGTTTGATCTTTGGGTACAATTCTTATAATCTTTGCTTTTGGAAACGTTTCGAGTATTTGGTTAATGTGATCGTCTTTCCACCTGTGGCAGCCAAATATAACTTGGTCAAGTAAACTATAGTTTAAATGTCGGTTACCTAAATTTTCTGCAAGTGTGTGGAAAAATTGTTGATCAAACTTGTATTTGCTTTGATCCAACTCTTCGTAGTCGGTTGTAAACATGTGTACTCGACCAGTGTCGCTAATACCATAATATTCACACCCAGTGCGTAGATAATGTTTGTCAATAATTGATATTAACAAATCTCCTGCTGCACCAGCTGGGTACACAACAAAAATACAAGGATCATCTTTGGTAAAATCAATACCATCTACAAAGTTTCTGCTTTCAAGTTGCTCGTTTTTTTCTACTAGCATCACAAACTCCTGTAAATTTCTAGCA